TAGTAGGTCTGAAGCTTACTTTAACAATACAAAGAAGTCAGATAGAGAACTAATTAAATATATTAAAGATGGAATCTAAAAAAGAGAAAAAAACTAAAATAGGTAAATTCCTTCAATCTATTAACTTTGGTAAAGTAGCTGAAGTAGTAGGTAATGTAGTGAGTGGTAATTGGAAGGGTGCTATAGACGTTATATCCAACAAAGACAACGGAATGACTGACGCTGAAAGGGAGTTCGCATTAGCTGTAATGAAGCTAGATATGCAAGAGATGGAATCAGTTACTAAACGATGGGGCTCAGATATGACTTCAGACTCCTGGCTAAGTAAGAACGTGAGACCTATGGCTCTTATATTTCTAACCTTCTTTACTATGCTTCTAATATACCTAGACTTTTATGATGATACTATTCAAGTTCCTACGGAGTGGATTGAATTACTTAAATCTCTTTTACTAGGAGTGTATATAGCTTATTTCGGTTCGAGAGGCTTGGAAAAGTACAAATCTATTGGCGGTAATAACAAATAGCTTTAAAATGTGTTTTTAAATAAAGACATACATACAACTTAGAGACGTTAAAGTGCATTGGTTTTTAGTAGGGTTTTACCCAGTGCGCTGTCTCTTATTTTTCTACACTATGGCAAAGAAAAAAACACTAAAATACTGGAAGACCAAAATAGATAAACCATTTCATTCTTATATAAGACGTAGAGACGCTGATAATGACTCAGGTTATTGCCAATGTATCTCTTGTGATAAACCTATTCATTTTACTGAGTCAGATGCTGGGCACTTTATATCTAGAGGTAAGCTAGCTACTAGATGGGACGAAAGAAACGTAAACGCTCAGTGCCGAAAATGCAACAGATTTGAATACGGTCGACAATTTGAATATTCCTTAAAAATAGGAACTGAATTAGCTGAACAATTACTACAGGACTCTAGAGCCACCTTCAAGCTAATGGAACACGAGTATCAAGAAATCTTCGAAAAATACAGAGATCTAAATAATGGATTAGAGGACATACAAGACTTCTAAAAGTGGCACAGCGAAATCAAAAATCAGTGTGCCAAAAAAACGCTAAATTATACTGATTATCAGTTAGTTATGAAAACAAAAAAATCAACCCTATAGACTACGTCTTTTTAAGTAGCTTTTTACACATTAACTTACTCTATTTATAACTTCTACCAATTACAACTTACTCTAAAGTAACTTTTTTATCTAGTAATTTCTTTTATTTGTAAAATAATACTAAATATATTTGTTTTATTCAATTATTATTCATACGTTTGTACTCAACGTAATATATAACACTATGAAAAATTTAGGTATTAATCAGTATAATAAGAGTTATTCTAAGACAGTTACTGTCAAAGATACTCGAATGCAAAACGAGCTAATAAGCTCTAAGAGTCCTTATAAGCTATCACTAAGCGAATATAGGTTCTTGAGTAGCATAAACTGTAAGGATGAGATAAGCTATAAGCAACGAGACTGGTTGAAGTTAATCTATAAAAAACTACAAAATGCTAAGTAAAAAAGAAATAATAAATAATGAGTTAGAGCTTCTAGAATTACCAGCTAGCAACTGGACTCACAACGAGTTTAAGCTACTAACTGACCTTAACAACCATAGGTATACATTTGATGGCTATGAGTATGTCTGGGAGTCCAATGTTTCAGGAAGCTGGTCTAGGCACTGTATTAATAACTTCAAGACTTTAAATAAGTTAAAACATTATAGGATGTTTAATATAAAGCACTGGAATAAGGAGCTTGATGTTTTAAATAAGAAGGCTTCTAGAGACGATAGGAACGCTGCTAAGGTGTTTGAGAGAATAGTGGATAAGGAATTTAAAGCTGTCATAAAAATAGCTCAAAAGAAGCTTAAACCTATAAAGAAGGTTCAGTTAATTCTAGAGGTCAAATCTGAATTAGATAACGCGACTATATGTAAAGCATTAGGACTATCTAAAAGGACATTTTACAGATACATAGATAAAATAAATAAAATTAATTAAAAAAAACTTGCACAGTAAATAAATTTTACATATATTTGCATATAATTAATAATCAAAACCTTAAACCAATGTTAACAAACGAACAAGTTAATCAGCGAATGTCTGACAAATTAGAAGCTAAGCTTTTTTATGCTCACAAAAACCTATCTGAGATAGAACTAATGCTCGAGGGCGTTATACCTACTAAAATGGACACTGACAGCCTTATGGGTATGCAAATCGCAGCTCTTAATGATATACAAGTTTATGAGCGTATATTTGAACTGATAGAGCTATCTTATTAATATAAACCTTAAATAAATAAATTATGATTTCAAAATTAGTAAAAATTCAAAACGAGCTTAAAGCTCCAAAATCTCAATTCAACTCCTTTGGTAAATACAGCTATAGAAATGCTGAAGATATTTTCGAGGCTGCTAAACCTATCTGTTTTAAGTACGGATTATTTTTAAGTATCTCGGATCAAGTCATTGAAGTAGGTGGACAACTATTTGTGGAGTCTCACGCTGCTATTACTGACGGAGACAAAACTATAGTAGTCAAAGCTCAGGCTGGATTAGATCTGAATCGCAAAGGAATGGATAAGGCTCAGAGTTCTGGAGCTTCTAGTTCTTACGCTCGTAAATACGCTCTAGGTGGATTATTTCTACTAGATGACACCAAAGACGCTGACGCAACTAATAAACACGGTAAAGGAGCTCCTGGAGCTTCTAAAGTAACAACTAGCAAAGCTGAGTTAAAGGAAAATACTGAAGCTTATATGAAAGTAGTTACTGCTTTAAAGTCTGGTAAATTTACAATAGAAGACGTAGAGGCTAAATACATAGTATCTAGTGACTTAAAATCTAAGTTAAAAAATAATTAAAAAAAAGTAACAAAAAACTTGCATAGTATATTTATTTTACATATATTTGCATAACGGCAATAATGCCACATTAAATAAACCTTAAAAATTAACATTATGAGTTCAATTATCACAATCGGATTAAACAAAGAAAAATTAACGTTCAACGATAAAGGATGGGCTAACATCACGGTCTTTGTAAATGATGAAACTAACACTTACGGTCAAAACGTATCGGCTTCAAATGAGCAATCTAAAGAGCAACGCGAAGCTAAAGAAGCTAAGACTTACGTAGGGAACGGACGCGTAGTCTGGACGTCAGACGGAGTTATTGCTGCAGCTGACAAAGTAGAACGTGAAGTAGTAGCCTCAGAGCAATCTACAGCTGGACGTGAGACTCCAGATTTACCATTCTAAAGTATGACTATTAAATAGGGGGTGTAAAAGCTCCCTATTATTTTTTAACAATAAACCCTAAGAAGATGATAACAAATATAGATAAAATAAAAGGACTGCTTTATGATGTAAAGTATGATAGAATAGAGCAGGGTAAAGGGTTGAATATTGACGAAGTAGATCAGTACTTAAGATATAAAAAAGGGGCTTTCAATATATGTATAGGACACGCCAATACTGGTAAAACTACAGTCATATTGTATTTGATGTTAGCTTACGCTATGAAACACGATTTAAAATGGCTAATATTCTCTAGTGAAAATAGCGAGCATAGTATTGCTAGAAAGCTACTTGAGTTTAAAACTGGACAGCCTATCCAAAAGATACCAGATGCAACTATTGAGACTGAGATGGAGTGGATTAATGATCACTTCAAGCTAATTCAAGCTGACAAACTATACTCAGCTAGGACCTTAATGGACGAAGCTAAACAGATCCTGGACGTGTGGAAATTTGACGGAATACTAGTAGATCCATATAACTCTCTAATTAAAGATCCAGCATTACTTAGGACTGTAGGAGGTCACGAGTACGACTACCAGATAGCTTCCGAGATGAGGTTATTTTGTAAAGAGAATAATGTGACTCTGTGGTTGAATGCTCACGCAGTAACTGAAGCTTTAAGACGTAAGCATCCCTCTGGGCACGAGTTTGAAGGGCTGCCAATGCCTCCGAGTATGGCGGACGTTGAAGGTGGAGGAAAGTGGGGGAATCGAGCTGACGATGTTATATCGGTCCACAGATACACTCAACACCCAGATCGCTGGATGGTATCTGACATTCACGTAACTAAGGTTAAGGAGACAGAGACTGGAGGAAGACCAACAGCAATGGACTCACCTATATCACTTAGAATGCAACCTGGCAATGTAGCTTTTACTGTAGCGGGTAAAGATATAATAGACCACTCAATAAGCACTGAATTAGAAACAACTTTAAAATTTTAACAATGAATGACACTAATAAAGCACTAACATTATTAGCTCAATATCACTCTGAGTTCATAAAAATGGCTAAGGCTATAGCTGGAAATAACCTAGAAGTAAGAAATTACGCTGAAGACTTCGTTCAGGAGGGTTATTTGAGGTTAGCTAGATATGATGATCTATTTGACAAAGTAGTAGTAAAAGATAAAGTATCTAAAGGATATATGTTTTTTGTACTAAGGTCAATAATCTTAAATGCTATTAAAAAGAAGTCTAATCTTAAATTTAGTCACTTAGGAGACCAATACGATTTTGAAGAAAAATTCAACTGGATAGATCACGGAATGGATAAAGATAAGTTAGGCACTGAAGCTATAGAGGCTAAAATGTACGAAGTCCTCAAAGCTAACGCTAAATGGTTTGACTATCAATTATTTGAGACATACCTAACTAGTGGGAAATCATTTCGATCTATCGCTGATGAGTCTGGCATAGGAATAAGAACAATTTACCTATCAATTAAGAAGTCTAAGCTTATAATAGCTGAGAAACTATTTGAAGACTATCAAGACTTTTTGAATGGAGATTACGATTTAATCTAAAATAAATCAAAAAAAGCTTGTGTAATCCAATTATTTGTTTTATATTTGCTACATATTAATAATAAACCTTTAAAAAAATGGAAAAATCAATTAATGTAAAAGTATTTGAATTGCACGATACTGGTGTTTCAGCTGGTAAAATAGCTCAGAAACTTAAAGTAAAAAAGACTATTGTTTTAGATATCTTAGGAGAACAAGGTAAATCTGAAGGACTAGGAGACATCATAACTAAAGTAACTGAGGTTACTGGTATTAAAGCAGCTGTAGAAGCTATAACTGATGATTGTGGCTGTAAGGCTAGAGCTGAAAAGCTTAATGATTTATTTCCTAATCGTAAGCTAGAAGACTTATTAACGGATCAGTTTAGCTACCTAGAAGGATTCTTTGCTAAGAAGGTCCATTCAGTAAACAGACCAGTACAGCTAAAACTTGTAGAGATATATAATCACGTATTTAATTCTAAGCGTGAAGTATCAAACTGTAGTCCTTGCGTTGCTGCTATTATTAACGACTTAAGAAAGGTATATGACAGAGCTAACAACTAAGAAGCTCAAGAAGATGAGTAAAAGCCAGCTTGAAACATTAGCTAACGAGCTGGCTACTCGTTTACAGTGGCTACATTCCACTGGTAAAGATGAGACTGACCCAGAATCATATAAGAGACTAGCATTAGAGCTATATCACGTCTCTGAGCTGATAGAAATGAAGATTAAAAATAAAGTTAAAAATAACTATTCAAAAAACCAATAAAATGTCAAAAAAATCCAAAAAACAAGTAAAAGATGTACGCCCTAGATTATCTGGAGCTAAATTATCAAATTTCAATTTCTTTAATAATGATGAGAGCCGAGTATTGGTAGTAGGTGATTTACATTCACCCTTCGATCTAGATTCATATTTCGATCACTGCGTAGAAGTTTATGAGCGTTATAACTGTAACCGAGTAGTGTTTATCGGTGATGTGATAGACAACCATTATAGTTCTTATCACGAGACAGACGCGAATGGTATGGGAGGCGGTCAAGAACTTGAGTTAGCTATTAAAAGACTTGAAAGATATTACCACAGATTTCCAGATGCTCACGTAACTGTAGGTAATCACGATAGAATTATAATGAGAAAAGCTCAAAGTGGCGGTGTTCCTAAGGAGTGGATTAAAGATTATCAAGAGGTGTTAAGGACTCCAAACTGGAAGTATGTTACTGACGTAGAGATTGACGGAGTTTTATATATTCACGGTGAAGCTGGTACTGCTAAAACTAAGGCTAGAGCTGATATGAGGTCCACAGTTCAAGGTCACTTACATACCCAGGCATATACTGAATACTTCGTAGGAGCTAACTCTAGAGTTTTTGGAACTCAGGTGGGTTGTGGTATTGACGCTAAGTCTTACGCTATGGCATATATGAAGGTCGGTAAAAAGCCAGCGATAGGCTGTGCTGTAGTCTTAGGAGGTAAGACAGCAATTAACGAGCTTATGGTATTATAATGACTGAATTAAGCACTATAGAGTTAATTAATAAATCATCCGGTACAAAGCTGACTCTAGTGAAGGGTCAGTTTAGTATCTACGATGCTGAAGATGATGATTACATAGTAGAGATCAAAAACAGACGTAAATACTACAGCACCAAACTGATAGAAGCTAAGAAATTATACAACAACTTTCAAGCATCTCAGATTAAAGGTAAAAAGTTCCTTTACGTTGTCACTGATGATAGAGGTGTATATGTTTACAATATATCTAATCATATGACTCAGATAGTTAATTTACCTATGAAAGCTTTACAATGTCCTAGAAGTACAGATTTTAATAATAACGATAAAATTACTAAATACAGCTATGAGCTTCCAGAAACTCTAGCTATAAAACTATAAAGATATGAATTTAACATACGATCAAAAATTAGAGAGCTACCTAGATGAGTTAGAAGCTAATCCGATAGCGT